CTCGAACACCACGGCGCAGTCGTGCCCATTGAGCAGACTCCGTGTCATGTCGAGGACCGTCGCGCGCTGCCCTGCCAACCAGTCAGGCGACAGGACCGTGACGCGCATCCCAGGCATCAGGTCATACAGCGAGGTCGTCATCGTGGAGTCCAGCCCATACTGAACAGGTGGTCTGCGATCTGGGTATTGAGGCACCGGGAGCAGGGGAACGCGCCGTGGTCGCAGAGCATGATCGTGTCGGCGTTCGTTTGCGCCGCAGCGAGCGCGAGGGTCGCGTGGACCTGAGCCTCTGCGACGTAACTCTGGGCATCGATCGGTCGCAGAGTGTCGGCGTGTTCGTTGATGTAGTCGACTAACCGCTCTGCCTCGCGGTAGTGCTCGGGGCCAGTCATGACGCCGCCTTGAGGTCGTCGCGCAGGAGTTCCAGCCCGCCGACATCCGTTGCGTTGCGGAGGTGTTCGCCATCATGGGTCTCGGCCCAGTCAGCGGCAACCTGCTTGCGGCCACCGGGCGTGCTGTCGGCCAGTGCCCCGATCTCGGCCAGCAGTTCAGCGTTCGGGTTGGCGACCTTTGCGGGTGCGGACGCGACGAGCGGCTCGACGCGCCATGGCTGCTTACGGCCGGCCCCGGATGCTCGGATGGTGACGACGCGCGCCTTGTCGATGTGTGACAGGTGGCTGATGCGGATGCCGCCGACCTTGTCCCGGCCGAACATGACCTCTGGGTCGTTGTAGACGGTCACGCGATGCCCGACCCACTGCTTGGCGTCAGTGCCCCAGCAGGCGGCGAGGACGTCGAGCATTCCCTTGCTTGGTCGCCAGACGCGAGGGAAGTCGGAGAAGCGGATCTCGGCGACGGTCTTGTTGTCGCGCTTGCCGAGGGCTGAGCCGGTGCCGATCGTGAAGGTGCGCGGGTTGACCAGTTCGATCGCGTCGAGTTGGTCGCTCGTCGGCGCGAGGGCGTCAGTGATGTCCATCTCAGACCATCTCCCGCTCGATGCCCACGGACCTGAGTCCCCGGTCGACCCGCTCCCAGAAGTCCTCAGGGAATGGGGTGCCGTCCTCGTGATCCTTGGGCCACACGTAGATGCTCGGTGTCTCGCCAAACTCGTTCATCTCAGATCACCGCCCCGTCCTCGATCACAACGGCGGTCGCCGACGTGTCGCTGACGCGCTCGATCCACACCTGGTAGTCCTGCGCCGTCGCCATCTCGCCGATCAGTGCGAGGTTGTCCGCGTCGAGGAGCGATCCGTCGAGGATGCGAATAACGCGGAGTTTCGGGTTCAGGCTCATGGCCATGGCGAGGCTGACCCGGATCTGCTCGGCGCTGCTGGCCTGCGAGAACGGGATGCCCTCGAACGTCACGCCGTCGTCATCGAAGCCCAGCCCATCGACGGGGAACTTGGCCCCAGCGAGCGCGGCAGCCTTGGCCTTATCGATGGCGTCGATGGCGTCGGTCTGCTCCTGGTAGTCGGAGAGGAGCGCGGCCTTGCGTGCCTTGGCCTGCTTGACCTGGGCGTTGTGCCGCACGGCCCGGTTGGTCTCCTCGACCGTGGCAAGGTCCGTTTCGAGGGTCGCCACGTTGGGCACGGGAGTGTGCATCGACACCGCTTTGCGTGAAGTGGCGAGTTCCTTCTGCGCGGCGGCGAGTTCCTTCTGCGCCGCCGCAATCTGGCCTTCGATGCGCTGGACCTCAGCAGCCTCAACCTCGACCAGATGGATGTCGGCGGCATGGCTTTCGGACTTGTGCTGTGCGGCTCGGATCTGTGCGATCAGTTCGGACGCCGATACTTCGGTGTCGGGCGTTCCGTCGATCTCGGCCGGGATGTCGCCGATCGCCTTGCCTTGACGGCCGATCTCTGCTCGGGTGTCGTAGGCGGCTTGGCGTCGATGAGCGAGATCGTCGAGGTCGACGTCGAGGTCGACAAGGTCCAGCAGTGCGGCGACCTGATCCCGGGCGGACAGGCGAGTGAACTCCAGCGGGTCGAAGGACAGTCGGCCCACGAGCGCATCGAGCACGCCCTGCGGGCTGCCGTACTTCGCCCCGTCTGCGCTCTTGACCGTGAGCGCAGTCTTGTCGCCAGTCCACGTCCGCACCACGACGAGATCGCCGAGGTCGAGCGTCACCGATGCCTTGTCCTCGCCGTCACGGATCGGTCGCACCGTCTCGCGCCCAGCCGCGCCACCTCCGAGGGCAAGCCAGATTGCGTCTAGGACGGATGTCTTGCCCTGTGCGTTGCGGCCGGTGATGGTGACGACGTTTCCGTCAGGGGTGATCTCGACCGCACGGAGACGCTTCACGTTCTCTGCGGTCAGGCTGATGATCTTCATGTCAGAACTCGATCCGGTTGTCGTAGTCGATTCGTTCGGTGGTTGGCAGCCCGTCGACCGCTGCTAGGTAGGTGGCAACCATCTGCTCGGCCGTCTGCTCGAAGGTGGCGACGGCCTCGACGATGGCGTCAGCCCAGCGCTCGTCAGCCGTGACGCGCTTCCGCCACATGGGCATCCCGCCGCAGTAGGACAGGTAGTCGCACCACGC